CCAAGAGAGTTGAATGAATTCTTACATTTAGCAGCTCCTACAAATTCTGCTTTAGCTTCTTGAATTGCTAAAGATGCTGGTAATGCTACAAAGTTACTCCAGTCTGTTGGTATAATTAGTTTCTTAAAATCGATAGTCTCAAAAAAGAGACTTTGTATCTGATACCCTGCTTCTTTAAAATAATGTTCTAACAAGGGCTTAATGAACAATGCTGGGGTTTGGTCTACCAAATGTATTTTCTTTCCACCAAACGGAACATAATCATGACTATAAGCTCCCCAACATATTACAGGTATACAGAAGTTTCCATCATCAGAGTTTGTAGTGGTGTCATTTATATGCTTCCATAAATTGTTATTCCATGTGTACTCAATCATATCATCATAGCTATTAATATCACACATGTATTCTTGATTAAATTTTCTTGCCCAATTATTATTGTCCCCTAAAATCGTTACAGAATACGAATCTATCACATCAGTTGAGATGATTGCCTTAACCTGTAGACTCCCTTGTATAATTATAGAGCCACTTGCCTTAACCCTTACTTTTATATTATTATCAATAAAAGGTATAACATCTTCCAATCCATCAAACCCTACTTGTCTAAGTAATTGGTTATTGTTAGAAGTTGCAGGAATCTTGATGGTCTTTGAATAAGAACCTGTATTACCTGATATATTATTAACATTCTTAATACCAAAATTAATAGATAATGGAAAAGAAGTGCCATCATATAAGTCTAGCGAACCTAGTGACTTGTCATGTTTATACCAAACCTTATATATCTCAATGTCTATATCGTGAAAAGCCATTAGCGTTGTGTTATTACTTGGTTAGACAATTGCAAAGCTAATTTCATTTGCCCTGTTTTCTTACCCTTGTACTTTCTAACTGCTTTCTTACTTGTGCATACTGCTGCTTGTAGCTCTCCGTTATCTGGACTTTCTATCCATATCTTAGGACTTGTATATATTTCTGACAACCAATTAAGAATAATACTTGCTTCGTGTCTACTTGTTACAGTTAAAGTGTCCTGTGCTTTTATATTAACAGAGCCTCTAATCCTAGTCTTTTGTCCAAAAGTATTATTTTGCTGAAAGCCAAGTGATAATTCATCTTCTGACTCATGTCTTCTATATCCTAATCTTCTTTGAAATACCTTTGACTTTATTGTAGTTTCTTCTATCAACTCAGCATCAAAAGTGTAGCCATCAATACCTCCTTTTCTATTCTTCCAATAAACTCTACATCTTTCTTGGGTACAACAGTTTCTTTTTACTTCATAACAATTTGCAGGTGTTACTTGAACTCCAGTATCATTCTCCAGCCAATAACATATCTCAGTTATCAGATGACTACTCTCATAAGCATCCCAAACAGAGCCACCTATAAAGTCTATTATATTCTGAGGACCAACACCAAGAGAATTAACTCCTTTTGGTAAAGGTCCTGATAAGTCTATATCTGCAGAGGTTACACCATTAGCAAGAGTAACATTTCCTATTAATTTAACTCCTGAAGCTAGAACAAACGCATGTATATAATCACTCTCACTCTTACATAGAGTCATTCTTGAGTACCTATCACCATTCGGTCTATTAGAAAGAAACCTTCCTTCCTCCAAACCTGTTAAAGATGTTATTCTACACATATCTATCCAGTTATATTGAGTTTTTCCAAATGTCTGTGAATGAGTAGTTGCTCCATCTATAGCATAAGCCGAATTAGTGTTATACCATTGAGACTGGTTCGTATTATAATACAAATAACCATCTGAATCTGTGAACTCCTCAACACATGTAAGTCTCCACCAAATATAGTTGTCTGGTAAGTATAAAGAACCTCCTTCTTCTAATCCCCTAATATTAGTTTTAACATAGTCTATTAAGATTTGACTAGGGTCTATATAAAATCTCATGTTATTACTCCATGTATAAGGTTGTCTTAACAATCCTGTTATGTTCTGCCAGTTATTAGCAGTAAAGTTATACTTCTGAACCTTATATACTATATTTGTTGCTCCACTAGTGCTTCTAAGCTCCCACAGAAATGGTCTACTTACATCATATAAAACTGATTGTGTTCCTAATTCTTGTATTGCCATATTATAATTTTTTTAACATTAACTCAACTTCTTCACTGAGTTCTTTATTTATTATTGCGTCTATCTTGCTTCTACTATTATTAATTGCCTTATCTCTAAATCCTATTCTACTTTTATCAAACCTACCTCCTCTTGTAGGCATACCTTTCTTCCCATGAGTATAAGCAATAGCATAAGCTATACCTCTTATTACTTTATCACTTCCTGCTACACCTTTTCTACCTAACCATTCTATAAGTGCTGCTATTCTTGGTGGTGCAAATGGAGATTTTATAGCACTTGCTCTTACTCCCTTATCTACAAAAGTCCAATAGTGATTACCCTCAACAGATACACTGTCAGGTGCTTGTGTCTTTACCTTCATACTTTTAATTAATCCACCAGCTCTTGCCTGTCTTCCTTGCCTAATGAGTTCAGTGCCGAAGGCTACTGCAAATGCCTCTCCTATTAATCTAAGTGATTTTCTTTCCATTAGTCTGTTACTTGCCCACTGTTTTCTGCTAAACAGAATGAATATTTATTTAATTCTATCGTTATCACAAGCCCTATTAAGTCATCATTAAACTCTCTTGATACCCTGTCTATAGTCCAACCACCAGTCAGTATATATTTATGTTCGCTATCAATAACTAGAGCTTGAATAGTGGCTTTAAACTTTTCTAACAAACTATCAAAGGTTTTTTCTAAGTCAGTATTACTATCTGTGAATGTAGCAGGTTTAACATCATACATGTGAAATACTAGTGTAAGTGTTTCATCATTAGTATATACATCTGTAAAACGACTAGAAGGTGGTAATAACATCAACAAAGGGTAGTCAGTATTATGAGATGCGTTTATCTCTCCCAAATAACCAAACTTCCATGTATCAAAGTGACCTGTTCTTGCTACTCCTATGTCTATACTTAACTGTTCTATATCTATTATCATTATCCTTTATTTTTTTGTGCCTTTTGGGCTAATTTTTGATATTCTGATTTATATTCACTCTGTGCTGCCTTCCAACTCATATATGTTAATACTTCCCAAACTCCTGCATGTTCTACACTCTCTATTGGACTCCACTTATATGGTTTACTAAACACTCCATCTAATGCTACATCATAAATTGAATTTAACCATCCATACCCGTCTATGATGTGAGCAACTTTTCTTCCGATTCCCGTTCCTTTGCCATATAGGTTAGGATATTTTGCCCGTATGTCCTGTTCCATTTGGACAAAAAAAAAGCGAACTTCATAACGATGTCCATTGTTAGATTTTCAAACAACTCCTCCCTTTCATCTAAATCATAATCTTCTTTCTTTTCCTTATGCCTCTTACACATCACTGCCATCTGCCTAGCTATATAATTAAACTTCCCTGCTACATCCTTATTCAATAGTGCTTCTATCTGTTTAACTTCTGAGTATTCCCCAAATGATACCTTTTCTAGTTTCAGTGTAGGAAAATAGTATGACTCTCCTTCATATACAAATGAAGTTCCCTCATAGTCATCAGTAAACTTTTCCTTATCTAACATATTGTTAAACAATGCCAGAACCTGTTGTGCTTTTACATTATCTATCCTATGTGCTTGATTAGGTTTTATATCTAACAACTCTGCCAATACCTCAACTGCACACTTCTGCTCATTCTCCTGCAACTTAACTATATCTTCTTCTTGTAAGTCATACTTATATAAGACATTCCATATCTTTTTAAAGTCCTTTACCTTTATCTCACTATAAGACTGAGGAATTTTCTTTATCTTACCATCTACTTCTAGTCTAATCATATTTGCAAATTTAATTTAATAATTCGTTTTACTTACGCACTTTTTACTTAACCATAATAGGTAATCTTATTCTGACCTAATTCGTAGTACATACGCATCATCATAGCATCACCATAATCTGGACTTCTACCTAGTAATTGTTTTATCTTGTCCTTTCTTATAACTCCAACTTTTGTTGTATCTACATCTATCTTATCTATTTTCATTATCTCTAATTCTTCCAACAAAGGTTTCTTTACCCTTATATCTTTTATATATATCTGTCCTTTATTGACTGCATCTGCTAATTTGAAATAACATTGGCTTTTAAGGTTAACATAATTCTCTTTCTTTAGTGCCTTACTCCCGTTGTTGAATCCTTTACTTCCTCTTATCATATCAACAACTCCCCCTCCCATACCATCCTCATCAATGATTACATTACTATTCGGTATCTTATACTTTCTTTGAAATTCTTGTATCTTATCTGCTATACTTGTGAGAGTAGACTTACCTATACTCCACACTGTGAGTAGTATCATACCACTCCATACCATTATCACACACTTGTCTTTACCAAATCTTGCTACATCACAAGTGATTATACCATCACCTTGTTGAACATAGTCATTACTAAACATATCTATCAACTTATCATATTGAAATAACTTATCCTCACTATCTTCATACTCCCAATCTCCTAACAATAACCTTCTACGAGATATAGGGTCTAGTCTTTCTAGTTCTTCTATGTAGTGTTCTGATATGTGAGGGTTGTCTGTTACTAATGATTGAACAAATGCTTTATGCTCCTCAATAGTTCCATCTCTATCTGGGCGATAGTATTCATTATATACCCAATTCTTTACAGGATTACAAGACATTAGAAGCTTAGGTTTTAAATTAAAATCCTTTAACTTGTACCTTATTCTTGACGCTACAATGTTAATTGCCTTACCACGAACTTCTGCTGCCTCATCTATGAATGCTCCTGTTAGTTCAAGTCCTCCTAATCTTTGATACTCTGGGTCTGACGGATTATGCCCTATATCCTTCATTAGAATCTGTGAACCTGTTCTGTGAAAGGTTATAGTGCCTGACGACTGATTAAATCTATATTCCGATAACCCTATACCTTGCTTTTGACATATCTCAAAAAATGTAGGAAGTGTAGTCTCTTTAAGTGATTTCAATACTGCCCTAGACAACATCCATCTACTATTCGGGTACTTATAGCAATTCTTCAATAACCAATAACAACCAAGTGCTGACTTACCACCACCTGCTCCCCCTCCAAACATGATTCTAGTGTGCTTGTTATCCTCAAGCAAGTCTAACGCTTTAGTTTGCTTGGGTGTTAGTATCATAATGCTAAATATAGTACACCAACAATAATTAGAAAGTATATTATTGCACAAACTACTTGTTCTCTATCCCATTCCTCCATTTCTTTTTCTTTTATTAAATTTATCTTTACCTTGAAAGTCATAAGCATAATGACAATCCATACACAATAACTGTATATTGTTTTTATCTAATCTTAGTTCTGGATATGCTCCCTTGCTTTTAATATGTGAGAAGTAATGAACTATCGGCTCACTACCCAAGTGTATTAAACAATTCTCGCATATATGTTCTCTCTCCTCCCATATCTCAAAGAACATTTTCTTTTCACCAGTTGCCTTCCTTTTCTTTGTCATTTCTTATCCAAATAAGGTATGCTATTAACAATAATAGAAAATTAGTTGTCATCTATGGTGTTTTTAATTTCTTCATCAGTATATGTCTTAGTCTCTTGCCATATTATTGGCTTATCTTCCACCCCTGCTAGTTCTTGCCTTTCAACATACCCCCTGTCCTTTGCCTTAGTCTTTAAATAAAATATCAATTCTGATGTTCCACCCTCTCTTATATTCTTAAGCAACATACCCTCACAAAAGTCCTTAACGCTTTCTTCTATATGCTTACATGCTATATCAAACTCCTCATCATTCTTTCTCCAGTCATAATAGCATTGTCTTGATATATCTATCGTTTTACATGCACTTGATATGTTTGTGAATGTCCTTTCATAGCTTTCAAGGAACTGTTCTTTTTTCTTATCTCTTGTTTCTTTTTTCATATTCTTTTTTATAGTGTCAAGTTTGTCAATCTCTTAACTAGTACATAATTGTCTTTGGTCTATACATTTTCGTATCTATATCATAACCTAATCCATTATCTATTTCTACAAACTTACTTAACGGATATTTCTTTTTAATATGTTCTGCAGTCATCATTGTATCTTTCTTTCTATCTCTACATTGATAACCTCCTTCATTTGAATATACTTCTACATTTATTCCTGCTAGTCCATAAGTCTTTGTATAGTGTCCTTTATCCCATATATCTAAGTGTTGTAAAGTATCAGAATGTGATAACCATTCTTGTTCCATGTGAAACGCTTTAGTTCTTACGAGATAACATCCCCATCCGTTTTGGTTTTTAGCACAGAACTTTAGCTTCTTGTTCTTAACAAAATAGAATGAACGAGAGGACATAAACCTTATTAAGTCTAATTCAGGTTCTTCTTCAAATCCTGACAGTATATCTTTGCATATATTTTCAAAGACCTCTACCTTATACTTTGTCTTTACCCTTACATCTACAAAGGCATTAACATCATCATCAAGTTGCCATATCACATCATAATCCATTGACTTAGCGTATTTATGAATTTGTATTGCTCCATAAGCATAACCTTGGTCTT